CCAGTCAATACTGACGGAACATTCTGGACAAGCGAAGATATTATTATTGAAGAACTTGAAGATTATGGAAACACTGTAATTTCTATTGACCCAGCAGTTACAAAAGGAAAAGTTTCTGACTATACAGGTATTGCTGTGTTGTCAAGAGGAAAGAATGCATTAGGTAAAGACTCTATCTATGTAAGACACGCAGAACAAGTTAAAATGTCTCCGTCAGAAATTGCTGACAGAGTAGAATATCTAGTAGAGAAGTTTGATGTCGGAGTTCTCTATGTAGAAGTAAACCAAGGTGGTGATCTTTGGAAAGATGTATTTAAAAAGGTCCCCGCTAAATATCGTTCCAAATCTCAAAGTCTGTCAAAGCAGATTCGTGCAGGTAAGGCTTTGAATTTCTACCAACAAGGAAAGGTGAGACATACTACACATTTCCCTATTTTGGAAGAACAAATGTGGGCATTTCCAAAAGTTTCCCACGAAGATGTATTGGATGCCGTTGTTTCTGGCATTTTGTACTTTTTAGATAACAAAGCAGTAAAAGTAGAAACAAAACAATTTAATTATTTAAGGAGACAACATGTCTGATATTAAAAAGGCTATTGACACAATAGTAGATAGAAGAAATACATACCTCGTTGCAGAGGAATATTATGATGGAACAAATTTAGAGGTTTTTTCCAATAATCGTTGGCTTAATGTGCTGGGAACTGTTAAAAACAGTTTTAGATTTAACTTTGCTAGAACAGTAGTAGATTCAGTTCTAAACCGTCTAGAAATTGCAAATATTACAGCAAATACAGAAGAAGCAAACCAAAAAATTAAAGATGTTTGGGAAATGAATGATTTGCAGATTGATGCTGATGAGATTCACCGCCGTGCACTTGTTTATGGCGATTGCTATGCAATTGTTTGGACAGATGTTAACGGAAATACAACAGTAGACTACAACTCACCTTTGACAACAGTAATGATTTACGATGATGAGAATCCTAGAGTCAAGAGATTTGCTGCAAAGTTGTGGCAATCAGAAGATCCAATGGATCATACTAAGAAAACCTCTCACCTTAACATGTACTACCCAGATCGTATTGAAAAATATGTAATGCCTGGAGAAGTAGTAAATATTGTTTCTGCAAACGGATTCTTGCCAGTTTCTGTTATAGAAAACCCTTGGGGAGAAGTTCCAGTGTTCCATTTCCGTACATCCAAGCAATACGGAAGACCAGAACATACAGATGCTTACGGTCCTCAAGATGCAATTAACAAGTTAATGGCAACTCACATGGTTACTGTTGACTATCAGGGAGCACCACAGCGATATGCTCTTGGTGGATCAGGCAATTCTTCAGAGTTTGAAGATTTTGATGAGACAGCAACAGATGCAGAAAATCTAAAGGCATTAAAGAATGGCCCAGGAGAACTTTGGTATCTTAAGGGCATTGACAAGGTTGGAGAATTTTCTCCTGCTGATCATAAGGTGTTTACAGAGCCAATCAAGGACTTTGTTCGTGCAATGGCATCAATTACAAACACACCGCTTCACTATTTTGAAAAAACTGGAAGTATTCCATCTGGAGAATCACTTAGAACTGCAGAATCACCATTAATTGCTAAGGTAAAGGATCGTCAAATTACATTTGGATCAACTTGGGCAGATATGTTTAGATTTATTCTAAAGATGGAAAGTTCTACAGAGCCAAATGTTCAGGTTAGATGGAAAGACATTGAGAGCATTGACAGTCTAGATGCTTGGGAAGTTGCAGTCAAGAAGCGTGTAGTTGGCGTATCTCTTGAGCAAGTTCTTATCGAGATGGGTTATGATTTAGAGGTTGCAAAAGCAATAGCAGCAACAGAACAATCACTAACTGATTTATCACAAAACACAAACACAAATAATGTAATGATGGAGTCCACAGGAGGACAAATTGGAAACGAATAACGAAAACACACAAGAAGTAGTAATTGAAGATCCAAAGGCTGTACTTGATGCCTTGGATCGTGCCAAGAACGATGCTAAAAAGTTCAGGGAAGAGAAAGAACAACTTGAAATTGACCTTAATAGCAAAGATCAAAAGATTGCAGAATATAGTGGCAAATTGCTTCATGAAAAGGTTTTGCAGAAGATTTCTGCAGAAGGAATCAAGGAGCCACGCAGACTTATGAAGTTTATGGACTTAACAAAGTTTGAATTTGATGAAAATCTTGAGGTTGTAGGGTTTGACGATCAATTTAACCAGTTAAAGGAAGATTTGCCAGAAATCTTTGATCCAAAACTTCGTGTTGGTGGACAAGCAGATGCTGCAATCAGAGCAAATGTTAGTACTCAATATTCAGCAACGCAACTCCAGGCTGCAAAAATTCTTGGCAAATTGTAGAATAAAATGCTATAATGGTCCTATGCATTGTGAGTGGACGCTTGCCATGCTTTTAGGATGAATTAGACGATTCACACTTTTACAATTTAATAACTAACCTATCTTTAAAGGAGATAAAAATGACAATTAGTCGCACAGACCTAACAGAGGCAAACGGCTACATCCTAGAAGAGCAAGGGTCAACTGTAATTCAGGACCTTATTGCGAATTCTGCTGTAGAGCGTTTTGCTCGTCGTGAAGCAATGGCCTCACGCACAAAGTCAGTACCTCGCTTTGTTGGAGATGCACCAGAAGTAGTCGCTGAAGGCGATGAAATTCCAGCATCAAACCCAACACTTGATGAAGTAGTATTGACAGCAAAGAAGTATGCACAATTGATGCACATTTCAGAAGAAGATGTTAACGATTCACTAGTAGACACACTTTCTGTTTACAAGCGTGAGTGGGCATCTCGTTTTGCTCGCAAGTTTGACAACGCAACACTTGGTGTTAGCGGAGTTGTAACTGGCACAGATGCAGTTCCATACCTATCACTTTACTCAGCAATTAACTGGAACACAAACCGTATTCAGACTGCTGGAGCAATGTCATATGATGATCTAAACAATGCACTTGGTATTGTTGAAGATTCATCAAAGTTTGATGCTGCAAACACAGTATGGATGGCTCACCCTAAGATGCTTAAGGAAATTCGTGGAATGGTCAAGGGTAACTCTGACCTAGTTCTACCAGATCCACTAGCAGGAACACCAGGATCTCTATTTGGATATCCATTGGTTGTTTCATACGGTGCAGCAGTTTCAGAAGCAGCAACAGACACACCAACAGGTAACCCACTTCTTATCGTAGGTAACCGTCAGATGCTTATCAATGGTGTCCGTGGTGGCGTTGAGTCAACAGTTTCTCGTGATGCAGAATTCGCTCGTGATGGCGTAGTCTTGAAGACTCGTATCCGTCGTGGATTTGCAGTTGCAGATGCAGATGCATTCGCAATTGTAGAGAAGACAGGAGCGTAATAACTCATGGCTTCTAAACTATACGGACAATTCTTATCACAAGCACTAAACAAGGAGATTGACTGGGATACAGACACCATCAAGGTTGCTCTTCTCACCAACTCATACACACCAGACCAGGATGCACACAACTACTTTGATGATGTTGTTGCAAATGAAGTAACTGGTACAGGTTACACAGCAGGTGGAAACACTCTTGCTAACAAGACCAACTCATACAACTCAGCAACAAATGTAATCACACTTGATGCTGATGACACAACATGGTCTTCATCAACAATTACTGCTCGTTATGCAGTCATCTATGATGCTTCACCTGCAACTAACGCAACAAAGCCACTTATTGGTTATGTTGACTTTGGTTCAGATCAGTCATCATCAAACGGTAATTTCACAATTACCTGGGATGCTACAGGTATCGTAAGGATCACAGTAGCATAATGAACGCTAGAGTTGAGGCAGGTTCACTTACTATTAGTCTTACAGCACAAATAGTTGAGCCTACCGTAAAGGTATCAGTTAAGACAGCATATACAAATGTGCTTCGCTCAACTTGGACCTGCCTCAATTCAGCACCTTTATCAGTTAACGGTCACAGCCTTTCTGCAATCAACCCAGAACTAGTTTTGAATGGAGGAATGGCTACGCTAGAAATGGCGTAGTCTTTTTTTATGGCATCTAAC